TATTGCATGGCATACATAAATACTAAAGAGAAACCCATAGCACTAAATAACAAAGCTACTATTAATAATTTAAGGATAGTTAAGCCTATCCAATTCATTATATTTAAAACTATCATTTTTTAAGTGTCAGGTACATTCTTTCGCCAATGACGAATGACATACAAGCTCCAGTCATGTCTAGGAATACTGCCACTACAGCAGCACCTACAACATCAGGGTTGAATACCACTATAGCGGTAAAGATCATAATGGCACTAATAATGATGTATCTGAAGGATGCACGAAGGTCTACTATCCATTTAGAAGGTTCACCAGTAGGATTATCTAGTGCAGCTAAAGCCTGTAGCTTTTCAGCCTCTGCTTTCATAAGCTCTATGCGTTCTGTAATGTTTTGTGGTTGTCCACCTGCACCGCCTGTAAATTTTGCTATTAGACCTCTAGCACCATCAGCAAATGCCGGGACTAAAGCTGGTAAGATTAAACTAATTAAATTAAACATTAAAGCTCCTTTGGGTCAAAGCCAAGATGATTGGCTACACGCTTTTGTAGTTTTAAGAATAAGCCTTTATGGCTAGTGTATTTTTCTGTTTTAGGTGCTTCAATGTAGCATATCATGTGGATAATTTCATGCGCTAGGGTTTTCATAACTGTATCTAAATGTCCACATTTTGCAGTAGAAATAGTAATGGTATGTGGCTCACCTGCTTCTGGTGGTTCATATTGTCCATACATACTTGAGTCATGCACCACTAAAAATTCTACTGTAGATGCAGGCGGAAGTTTATACTCGTCAAAGACAGGAAACTCAATTAGCGCACTATATAAATTAGCTATGTTGTTCTCTGTAATAAAACTCATATATTAGCTTTAGGTTGAAATAGTTTAGCGTCAAATACTGCTGTTTGGTTTATCTCTGGAAAATAGATGTAGACTGCGTGTTTACCTTCATAGCTGTCAGACTTCCAACATCCTTCATGGTTAGGATGACCTTTGTCAGTTGCATAAGCAGCATAGTCATAACCTTGTAAACCCATTTTTTTAAATACACATTCTTCAGAAGTTAATACCACTTCACCTGCTTCTGTAGCCATGCTCATTTCTTTTACAAGTTCTTTAGCTTCTGCGTAGTCATACAGAAACACCCACAGCAATAATAAAGTAATTGCCATGAGTAATTGTTTCATTTTATTTTCCGATAAAATTGCTAGTGATAAATGTAAGGATTCCACCTATGGCACTTGCAATACACATTCCTGCCCAGAAGCCTCCACGACTTTTGTTGGCTAATTCAAGAAGTGACTTTATATCTGTTTCCATGCTATCTACTTTATCTTGAAGTGCTGTAACTTGTGCGGTTAATTTACCGTACTCAAATGGGTCTATATCACTCATTGTCCTAATAGTCCTTGTTGTTCTTTAGCTTGGTTTAATTGATATAATAAAGTACCTAGTTGATTAGTTTGGTCTACTGATAATGGTAACTTACTTGCACCTTTTTTTGCCAAACCTTTTATTTGACCATATTTATATAATGTTTCACCCATAGCTCTTGGGGAAAAGAAAGGAGCTAATGGTATTAAAGATGGGTTCATAATTGCAGCAGCACCACCGCCATACGTTTCAATTTGACCACCTAATCCTCTAGGTAATATTGCACTCATTGACTGCCCAGCTAATGCTGGCATTAAATTTTCACCACCAGCTTCAACTAATTTATTTGCTAAATTAGCTCTTTGTCCATAGTTTGTAGTTACATTATTTCTCATAATAGACTGAAGTTTTCTCATGCCAGCGTCAGCAGTTGCTTTTTTACCTAATGATAAACCTTTTTCTATTTCAGTAATTAACTCACTAGACTTGGAATAGTCTTTCATTACTTTAGCGTAAGTAGGAGCTTGATTATTAATAGTGGTTTTTATTGAATTATAAATATTTTGTACAGCAGCTCTTGGGGTAGACTGATCGTAAGGTATTGTTTCTAATATCCCACCTACCTTTTGTTTGAGCTTATCCATACCTTCTGGAGTATGAAATTCAACAGGGTCTGCATCTTTCCATTCATTAATAGCTTGTTTTGCTTTGCCAATGGCATCAAATGCTTTTTCATTAACAACTTTACCTTTATACATTCCCATTTTTTCTGTATTAATAATGCTTAAATCAATATCTTTAAAATTAAGAATATTTTTGTCTTTAGAAATATCTACCATGCCACCACGATATGCTTGGTTTTTTTGTTGGCGTAAATTATCAACTGCTTGTTTTGCAATTTCTACTGCATTACCTTCTGATGGGTTTCTTATATTTTTAATAAATGTTTCATCACCTGTTAAAACATTTTTTGTACCGGCTTTAATTGCTTCTTCTACTGGCGTTTTGCCAACACCTGTAGTAACACCAAGTGTGCCTTTAAGAAATTGACCAGGTATATATGATGCACCTTGTATTGCTTTTCCACCCAGATACAATGGGTTTGTATATTTAGCTGTTGTATTGACAATGTCAGCAACTTTTGCTGTGTTAGAACCTAGTTGTGCGCCTTTTAATGCAGCACCTCCGCCAGTAAGAACAGTAGATACATCCGCTAAAACATTTGCAGGGTCTTCAGCAATAGCACGTTTAAAACCTTCAGCAGAACCATATTTACCTTTGTATTCTTGACCAATAGCATTAGCAACTGCTTCTGCTTGTTGTCTTTTTTCAGGTACAGCATATTTCATTATAGACTCTGGTAATGCTTTACTTAATACACCAGAACCTAATTGAATTAAACCTTCTAAAGTATTTGCTGGTTGAATAATTGCTTTACCTACATTAACAGCTAATTTACCTGTGCTTGGAATAATGTTAGCAGCAGCAGAAGTTAATGCTTCGCCTGTGGTGTATGATCTTGGTGCTAGTTCTGGTTGATCTATAGGCTCAATTTTTTCAGATGACTTATAACCATTAGCGGTAAGTTTAGCCATTAAGTCAGCTTTACTTGTCCCATCTGGAACATTTTTAATTATTGTGCCATCAGGTAATCTAACATCCATTATTGTAAATCCTCAAAATTAACTACATTGGATTGACCATCTTGACTTGCTTTTCTAATACTTGGACCAGCAGCTCTTTTAATACCTTCAATAGCTGTTCTTCTATTTGCAGCTTTTTGTTTTAATACTCCAGGTTTATCGTTAGGTTGGTCAAAATATTGAGTATTTGCATTTGCAAATTCATCAGGAGAAATTACTGCACCTGATTCACGTCTTAGTACTGCATTAATAAAGTTACGTTGTGCTTGTTCTACTTTTTGGTCATTTTCACTTAAAAAATAATTTGCTACATCTTGACCGCCTGGGATTAATGCTGTTTTACCAGATGTTTTAATATTAATTTTATAGGGATCATATTTACCATCTAAGTCCCTAATAATTTTATCTGATTCTTCCATTCTGCTATAGTAAGTAAAAGCGTTTGCTTGTGATTCTGTAGGTTCTTTTTTATCTGCTAACTGCACGTTACCAGCTATAGGTTTACCACTCATATCTCTTATGGGTTGTCCAGGAACTTTAGGCACATATACTAAATTACCATTTATATCTTTTTCTGGTGCGCCATAAATATCTTTTAAACCTAATCCTTCTGTAGGGCTTTTAAGAGGTTTAAGGTCTGAATATTTACCTGATGTTGCAAATGTATTTAATGATTCAACAGTAAATTTAGATGGGTCAACAGAACCAATATTAGTTTTGTCAGTTTTTGGAGCATCTAATGAACTTCTAGCAATTTCTTTATATGTACCGTCTGGTTGTTTTTCTTGAGTAATTTCATATCTATCTTGTTTAATAGTTCTAATATTATCGTCTTTACCAGCTAATATTTTATTCCTGTATGCCATGTTTAATGCTTGGTCTACTGTATTTTGAGATGCACCAAAACCTGCTAAACCTGCCTTTGCTAAATAAGGAACAGAACTACCAAGGTTTAAGTTTTTAGGTGTAGCAAAATATGTTAAAGCTGCGTTAATACCACCGGATAACAATGCTCTTTTGTTAATAGCATCCCTTTCAGCATCACCAATAAGACCGCCTGTATTTCTAGGAAGACCAAGACCATAGTCGCCAAATTCCCCTAGCAATCCACCATAACCACCGTTTGTGTCAAAAAGTGCCATGTTATCTTCCCCTGTATCCTGTTGTTTGCAACTGTTGCTGTAATCTTAAAAGTTCTTCTTCTGTTAAAGGCATCCTAGAAAGTAAGTTTGGTAATCCCATGTCGTTTCCTTCTTGCATACCTACATTAGGTGCTACATTATATAAAGGAGTAGATACCATTTCAGGATTGCCTGGTCTAATAGGCATTATTTGTGGTGGAGGCATTCTTTCTTCTGGTCGCATTGCAAGGTCTGTTGCTTTTAAACCTATACCTAATTTATCTGATGTAGATAATCCGCCAAACATATCTTGTATGCCACCAAAGAATCCACCGCTACCTTGACCGCCACCTGTATAGCCTGCTGATCTACCTAATACTGGAGTAAAGTTAGGAGCAGATGTAACAGCTCTTGATGCACCTGGCATATAAGGCGTGTTTTCAACAAAATTAGATACATCACCTGGGTTAAAAGGACCACCTGGAACGTAATTTGCCATGCCTGTAGAGTTGCCTACTAAATGTTGTGGAATAAAGTTTTGCGTAGCTGTTTGTGCTGCTGTTCCAATTACTGGAGCTACATTAGCTGCTACGTTTGGAATAACTTGACCACCAATACCTGAAGCAAAACCACCTGTACCAAAACTTACTGGAGTAGTAGCTACGCCTTGAAGTCCTGACAATAAACCTGAACCAGTTGATGCTCCGGTTGCTGCCGCACCTGCGCCACTCATAAGACCGCCTAAAGCACTACCGCCACCACCTAATGCACCGCCTAATGCTGCACTTTTTAATGCACTACCAAAACCTTTACCTTGAGCTAAAGATGTGCCTCCACCTAAAGCTGCACCTACTGCCATAGCTGTAATTGGGTCACTCATGTTATACCTTTCCCACTAAATAACATAATGGTTCTATAATTGCTCTATATATACGACCTAAAGTATCTCTACGTTTACCACGCATTTCTTTCCATAAGTCTGCTGTTCTATGTCTAGCAATATGCTCTGCAATTTTGCGTACAATTTTGCGAGTCCATGTTGGTTTTGCACTAAACGCAAAGTTTACTATTGGAAGGCATAGTCTATGATAGCCCTTTTCAATTTGTTTAGCGTTAGGCATAGAAGCTGAATGTTTGAGCCAAATAGCTTGTCTAAAGCTACCAAAGCCATAAGCCTCATTCATAGCGGTACATACTATCTTGCCACCACCACCTGATTGAGTAGATGTAGATACATTGCCTTGAGGCGCACCATAGGCAGCACCCAAGTAAGATGATAGTTTTTGATATGGTTTATTTTGCTCAAAGTTAAAGCGATCAAGGTCAGCTTGTAATGCAGTCTTTTGATAATCTTCAGAAGTCTTGCCTACGTTAGCTAATTGTGAAATATCACCATAGTCAGCTTGTGCTAATGTTGGTGCGTTCATAACAGCTTGGTTTTGCATACCACGTTCACCAGCATAGTTTTGATAAGCCAACTCACCATATTTGTTAGCGAGTGTATTAGATAATGTATTAGCAGCTCTGTTTTGAATATCAGCAGATACACCTGAACCATAACGACCTGCCATAGATGCTGTTCCTTGTGCGTTTTTAATAGCATCATTATAGGCTTGTGTAGCTTGTTGAGTAGGTCCAGCAAGAGCTTGTGTAAAATATGGGTTACCAGCACTTAAATAGTCGCCTCTAATAGCACCTAATTGTTGTTGTTGTGCAGCAGGAACTAATGGGTTGCCTGCCATAGCTCTATTTTGAGCTGCTTGTAATGCAGTTGTTGTTTGTTGTGATGGACCAACATAAGTTTGACCAGGATAGTATGATGGAGTTTGAGTTTGATAAAGACCTTTAGCTTCGTTAAGTCCGTACTCTACGAATGGTCTAACAGTAGGGTCTAATTCATTAGTAGTTTTAGTAGTTTGACCACCACCGCCTCCAGAACCACCACCATAAAATGTGAATGACTCAACTAAATTATGTAGCCAATTGTGTAAATTAATCATATTGCTTTCCTTAAAGTATAAATTCCCATGTTTGAGGTTTAAAACCCATTAACCTTGCTCTGCGTTCCCAACCCTTACGTTGAGATGAAAAGGTAACTCTAGTCTTTCCACCTTGTCTTGCTATTGCTTTAACTTCTTCTAAACCTTTTGTAAATATGTCATAATCAAATATTCTTGACCATGTAGCCCAAATGTGTAGTGCGTTGCCTACTGGTTGTAAAACAATAAAGCCTTCTGGTTTATCATTTACTATACCCATAAAGAGCATAGACCTATTTTCGTAACAATCACAATAGACATCTTCCACTATCCATTCCATGTGTCCTTTTGTGCGAACAATCTCAAGACCCTCTTTGATAAACTCCCAATGGGTTCGTAACTGGTCTTTAGGTATGTAGTGAAATATCATCCTACTATTATATACTTGTATGACCTAACTGCTGCATGGTTTCCGTAGTGAACTACGCAAGAACCTTTAGCAAAGGTATCAAAATAAACGTCTACTAATTCAGCAGCAGAGTCATGGTCTTGTGGCATGAATAAGATGACTGAATTAAAGCCTATACGTTCATCATAAAGTGTTGAGCTTGTTGCATGTGCTGTAGTTATAAATGCACCTGTGTTGTTTGTTTTACCGTTTAATACATTATTTGTAACTTCACTTATTTCACGAGGGTTAGCACCAGAGGGGTTTAACCCCCTGTACATATCACTACGAGCCATTATCTATTTCCTTGTGGTTCAGTTTCTACATCAACACCAATAGCTGTTGTCCAACTTCCTGTAGGTGTAATGCTTAATCTATGCCATCTTCCAGCACTTCTTAATGGCACACGACCACCTTCACCAGAAGAAACAGCAGTATTAAATGTAATGTTATCGTCTAGTTTACGTCTTGAAGCTATAGCTACAGTTCCTGCACCATTGTCTACGATAGGTCTAGCAAGTTTAACTACAGAGTTATAACCATCTTCAAAATCAGCTACTATAATGTTTGCAGTAGTATTAGCACCTGTAAATGTAACAATATAACCACCTCTAGCACCTGCAAGAACATATTTGCCACCAGACCAAATACGGTCATCTAATGATGCAGGGACTGTTTCAATGCTAGGATATAGAGTACCAATACCTTCTAGCGTTACCCCTGTAGATGCAGCAGAAGCTACATAAGTAGTATCTGTTTCACCTCTTGACCATTTATTAAGTTGCCAATTATAGATAATAAGTGCATTACCACC